TAATAAAAAAGAAGATTTTTACAGAGTTTGGTTTTACTTTAAAGACACTCCTATACGTCCAGATAACTTAGTTATCAGATTTGCAGCGGTGGTCATACCTTACAACTCATTACTTATTATATGAAAAGAGGAGAATTTAAAGGAAGTAGTATAGCAATATCATTAGAGGGTAAAACTCCTGTTTTACCAAAAGGCGTTAAGGTTACTAACATCTCTCTACAGAATCCCGTATCTAACCTAGATTGGGAATATCTAGAGTTTACTAACTCAAAAGTCTTTTCTCCGGCAGCTGAGGCTTTTAACACATTAGAAAACAGGTATACTAATGCTATACCTGGTACAACTGAGTATAAAGAATTCTGGTCAGAAGAGCGTAGACGCTGTATAGAAGGCTATGAAGTAGATAACATAAGGATATCTGGAGAGCACTACTTTTATTTAAATTACTGCCAAATAGATAAGTATGATGAGGCGTCTAAGACTAAGCAATTAGGATTCCCTAACTTCACTTTAATGGACTATTATTGGTTCTTAGAGTTAGAAAAGTGTGAATATCCTGAAAGATTTGGACTAGACGATAGTGAAAGAAAAGGAATAATACTTGCAAAAGCTAGACGTAAAGGTTGGTCATTTAAGAATGCTGCTGGTCTAGCTTGGAAATATACTTTCTTTAAGAAAAGCTATTGTATTATAGCTTCATATCTTAAAGATTATGCTGAGGCTACATTTAAGATGACCTCACAAATGCTTAACTTTCTTAATGAATACACAGAATTTAGGCACCCAAGGTTAGTAGATAAGCAGAATGAAATTGAGTCTGGATGGATACTTAAACATAACGGACAAGATATAAAAAAGGGTTATAGAAGTGTCATTAAGACTATGACATTTAAAGACTCTGGATTTAAGTCAGTAGGTAAGTCAGCTACTAGGATGATATTTGAGGAAGCTGGTTTATTTGAGAACTTAATACAAGCATATACAGCATCAGAGCCTCTATTCCGAGAAGGTACTAACATGATAGGTATTCCTATTATATTTGGTACTGGAGGCGATATGGATAAGGCTAGCCAGGACTTCCATAAGATGTTTTATAATCCTGGAAAGTATGGACTAGCTGAGTACTCTAATATCTATGATGAGAATGTAGAGGGTAAGTGTGGCTTATTCATTGATGAAATGTGGTATAGACCTGGTAATTTTGCTATTGAAGGTACTATATACAAAGGGGTAGATGCTAATGGCAACCCTAATAGATGGGCTGCAGAAGTCTCTTTAGATAGGGAAAGGGCTCAAAAAATGGGGGCCAAGAAGAGAGCTTATACTGAGCTTATAACTCAGAAGTGTAAGACTCCAAAAGAAGCCTTCATGGTTCCTGATGGAAACATATTTCCAACTCAAGAACTGTATAATAGGCTAGCTAGATTGAAATCTGAAGATCACTATAAAGCTATAGGAACTCAGGGTAGGTTGTTCTTCTCTGATTCTAAATTAGCTATTAATGGAGTAGAGTTTGCACCTGATTTTAAACTCTCTCCTATACATTCTTTCCCTCTTAAAGATTCAGATGAACGAGAAGGATGTATTGTTATATATGAACCTCCTATTGAAGTTGATGGGCAGGTTCCTCCTGGATTATACATTATAGGACATGACCCATTTGCTGTAGACTCTGAAGAGGCTGAATCATTAGGAGCTACATTTGTATTGAAAACTACTAAGTATTTAAAGCATGGTTTTAATGAGATAGTAGCTGCATATGTAGGCAGACCTTCGGGAGGTAACTCTATGGGTCAATATAATCTTGAACTTGAGAAGCTCTCTCATTTCTATGGCAATGCTAAGATAATGTTTGAGAATGATAGGGGTAGTGTACTTGATCACTTCACTAAGAGAAAGAAACTCCACCTACTTGCAGACGAGCCTGGAACAGTTCTAACAAAACTTACAGGTAAGAAGTGGCAAGGAACTAGGATTAAAGGCTGCTCAATGGGTAGTGAAAAGATGAAGCAGCAAGGGGAGTTATATGTATATGACTGGCTTCTTCAAGAAAGAGGTAAAAATAATGAAGACAGGGTTATATATAATCTCGATCTTATACCTGATGTAGGCTTATTAGAGGAACTTATAAGATATAGCAGGGATGGAAACTATGATAGAGTTTCAGCATTATTTCAAGTTGTAATAGCTTTAGAGGATAACTATAATAAGTATGCTGAGGAGATTAACGTGGTAAAAGCTGGAAGACTTGACTTTTTAACTAAAAATAAAAATTTATTCCAATATTCAGATGAAATATATAAAGCAGAGAATTTCTCGAGAAGAGAAAGAAGCTAACGACCAAAAATGGGCTAAAGACATGATAGACTCCTTAGAGGACTATGCAGGTCAAGATTGGACCTTTGATGGCCGTAACTATGATCCTAACTCAAGAATGGAGATGATGTTAAGGGGTTATAAACTATATAATAGTGAGATCACTACATCAGATATTGAGAATGTATTTAACCCGCTTGGAATTGAGATAGGGCAAAGAAAGGATGAGATTATAGCGTACAATAAAATGTACACTAAGATCAATACCCTTATTGGAGAGCTTATAAAGAGGCCATTCAATCTTAAAGCTATTCTTATAACTGATGAAAGAGCTGCAGCAGTAAAAGAAGTTCAAGATAAACTTATAAAAGAGTATCTTATTTCTGAAACTAATAAGCAGATTATACTTACACAATTGTCCCAAAAAGGGCTCCCAGAAAAAGAATATAATCAAGCAGTAGCTCAAGTAGAAGAGCAATTTGCTGGAGTTAAAAACCCAGAACAGATAGCTGAATACATAGCTAATGAGTACCTGGAGCCTAGAGAAATAAAGGCAAACAAGATACTTTCACTTCTTATAAGAAAGGAGAACATCATTGAGAAGAAATCAGATTCCTTCAAACATGGTTTACTATCTGATGAGGAGCATGCTTGGGTAGGTGAAGTTAATGGGCAAGTATGTGTAAGGGTGCTTAATCCACTGAACATGTTCTACCATAAGTCTCCAGAAGTTAAATATATTCAGAAAGGAGATTATGCTGGAAGTAGAATTAAAATGTCTGTAGCTGATGTTATGGACTTACATAGAAACCTAAAACCTGAAGATATTAAAAAGCTTGAGGATAGGTATATGCATGTTAATGAGAATCCTATAGGTAAAACCATGCATTATAATTTCAAGCATCTTGAGCTAAACTACGCAAAAACAGCTATTTTAGAGGGTGTAGGAAGCTATGGATATGCTTATAGCGAGATGGTAGATGTTATCCATGTTGAATGGAGAAGTCAAGCTAAGGTATATTTTGTATATCTGATAGATCAGGAAGGTAATGAAAGTACTGAGATACTCAGTGAGGAGATGCCAGTTAAGGAAATAAAAAAGCTTCCAGGCTACATGTACCATGAAGAAGTGTGGGTTCCTCAGATTTGGGAAGGTACTAAAATAGATAATGATATCTATGTAGATATTAGACCAGTGCCAGGACAAACCATAAATATAGAGGATCCTTATAGACAAGATTTAAGGTATCATGGTATAGTTTACAGTAATATGAATGCTAAACAGATTTCATTAGCTGAAAGATGTAGACCATTCCAATACTTATACTTCATAGTAGTCCATAACCTTAAGAAACTTATCGCTTCTGATAAAGGTAAATTACTTGGTTTAGATACTACTTTGATAGATCCTGAGATGGGGCTTGAAAAGACATTGTATTATATAGATCAACTATCTATATTCCCTTATAACTCTTTGGCTAACGCTGAAGAGCCCGGAGCTTCACAAAGATCAGGAGCTATAAATGATGCTGTAGATAGATCAAATGCTCAACACATAGCTAACTACCTCTCCATATTAGACTATCTTGATCAGCAAATTGGCGAAGTGTTAGGAGTACCTAGAGCTAGAGAAGGTCAAACTACTAGCCAAGAAGCTGTTACAAATGCTCAACAAAATATTATACAATCTTCAGTAGTAACTGAAGTTATATTTAATGCACATAATAAACATTGGGAAAAAGTTCTAGATAGTGCTGTAAACCTATCTATAAGATTAGCTAATAACAATGGAGGTAACTATAGTTATCTAAATGAAAGTAACAAATACACTACTATTTCCTTAAAGAAGGAAGAGTTTGACAACTGTGACTTCAATGTATTTGTACTAGATTCTCCTCAAGATAATGAGATATTTAGACAACTTCAATCATTAGCTCAGCCTCTACTTCAGAATGATAAGGCTAGATTTTCTCATATTATAAAGCTTATAAAACAGAAGTATTCTATAGAAGAACTGACTAGGGATATAGAAAAATTTGAGCAAATGTCTGACCAAATGGCTCAACAAGAAGCTCAATCACAGCAACAACAACTTGAAATGCAACTTCAAGCTGAGGCAGCTGAAAAAGATAAACAAAGAGAACATGAGCTGAGATTAGCTCAAATGGAAATAGAAGGTAAAATAGCTGTAGCTGAAATTCAGTCTTTTGCTAGACAAATGGATCAAGATATAAATGATAACATGGTTCCAGACCAGCTAGAAATTGAAAAAATTAGAAATGAGCGCGAAAAAATTGGAATGGAACGTGAAAAGATTTTACGTGAAAAGGAGGAAGCCGGAAAGGAACGAGAAGAAAGAGAAAAAGATAGAGAGCATGAAAAGCAGATGCAGGAGAAGGAGATAGAAGGTAAAATCAAGATTGAAAAAG